CACTCAGAACTGAAAATAAAATTAATGTTGATTCTATTGGTATTGTAACTGCTAGAACTGAAATAAATGTTGGATATGACTATGATGGTGGTCCTGGAGTTGGAGTAACAATACTAGCTTCTGGCAATGCAAACTATGCTGGAATTGTTACTGCATCTACAATTAAAGCATCAACTGCTTTCTATCCACCAATCTACACAACAACACAAAGAGATGCAGGAACCTTTTCAGAAGGTGCAATTATTTTTAATACCACAAGTAAAAAAATGGAGTTTTATGATGGAACTAATTGGCAATCACTACCTGGTATGACTCTTGGTCTTACTGTGGCACTTGATGGTTGATAAATACTAAGAGACCTTATTTTATATCAATGAAAAAGAAGTGTCCAGACGGAAAATATTATTGTTATACTGATAAAGTATGCAAAGACATTCCAAAAGGGTTCAAGATGGTTGGACCTATGGGGATGCTTCGTAAAGAGAATGGTCATTCTGTTGATGATGATTCTGAAACTAAAAAGAATGGTAAGAAAAATGGTAATGTTTCTAATGGCAATGGTAATGGCAATGGTGGTAATGGGAGTGGGAGTGGCAATGGTGGATCCGTAAGTGAGGATCTAAGAGCATGGTTTGGTAAAGGAGGTGGTGGTGGAGCAGGTGGTGGTGGATGGGACCGCTACAATACCAAGGGTGAAAGAGTTGGCAAATGTGCTCGTGATGATAAAGACGGTGATGGAAAAGGTGATGGACCCAAACCAAAATGCTTATCAAAAGAGAAAGCAGCAAGTTTATCTAAAAAAGAAAGGGGTGCTGCTGTAAAACGCAAGAGAGCAAATGATCCTAATCCAGACAGAAAAGGGAGTGCAATTAACGTGAACACTAAGAAGAAAACTCAAAAAGAAGAAACAATCCTTGAGAAAGAAGGCAAGAAGGATGCTTGTTATCATAAGGTGAAAGCATCTGCTAGTGTCTGGCCCTCTGCATATGCCTCTGGTAGATTAGTTCAGTGCCGTAAGAAAGGTGCTAAGAACTATGGTAAATCTACAAAGAAAGAAGAGTTTCTGGCACTCCCTGAGTTCTCTCAGATCCAGATTGATGCCATGAGAAGGACAGGCATTGATGTTGATGTTGTAAATGAGAAAAAAGAAGTTCCTAAAAATGTAAAGAAGATTGCTAAAGAACTAGATGCTGCGGTAAAGATGCATACTAGTCAGGCAAGTAGACTGAGAAAAGCAGGCATCAGTGAAGAAAAGAAGAAAAAATGTGCCCATAATCATAAAGGGTTGTTCTGTCCTGTTCATGGCATGAAGGATTGCCCTGATATTGAAAATGAAATGAAATGTGAGGCAGTCACTGAGGCAGTAAGAGTTCCCGCCAAGACTGGTAATGTCTATCTTGTTACGTTTACCCTGAGGGGTAGATATATGATAATGAGAATCTTCTTCCCTGAGGTAGGAGCACCTAGTAGGGCAGAAGTTCAGGCAGCACTTGATAAGGTGTATCCTGGTTGTCATCTGAAGAAGTATGATAAAACTGACTATCAACCTGGTGAACCCCTTATCCAGATGGGTGAAGAAACTGAATCTACAGAAGTAGAGGAGGCAGCAGCATGGACAAAAAAGTCTGGTAAAAACAAAGAAGGAGGTTTGAATGAAAAAGGTAGGAAGTCGTATGAATCAGAAAACCCAGGAAGCGATCTTAAAAGACCTTCAAAAAAAGTTGGCAACAAGCGTAGAGCGTCTTTTTGCGCAAGAATGAAAGGCATGAAAAAGAAGTTGACTTCTAATAAGACAGCAAGTGATCCTGATAGCAGGATAAATAAATCCCTTAGAGCTTGGAATTGTTGATTAATTTATGAGTGAAATTTATCTTGGTAATCCTAATCTCAAGAAGGCTAATACCCCAATTGAGTTTACACAAGAAAACATTGAAGAGTATTTGAAGTGTAAGGATGATCCTGTGTACTTTGCCCAGAATCATGTAAAAATCGTGACTCTTGATCATGGTCTACAACCATTTAAGACCTATGATTTTCAAAAAAAACTTATTAAAAACTTTTACAAGAATAGATTTAACATCTGTAAAATGCCAAGACAGACTGGCAAAAGCACGACTGTTATTTCTTTTCTTCTTCACCATGTCGTCTTTAATGATAGTGTTAATATTGGCATCCTCGCTAACAAAGCATCAACTGCTAGAGAACTTTTAAGCAGGTTACAGATTGCTTATGAGAACTTACCTAAGTGGATGCAGCAGGGCATTCTATCATGGAACAAGGGTTCATTGGAGTTAGAAAATGGAAGTAAAATCCTCGCAGCATCCACCTCAGCTTCAGCAGTTAGAGGTATGTCTTTCAACATTCTTTTCCTTGATGAGTTTGCCTTTGTTCCTAATCATATTGCTGACGCATTCTTTTCCTCTGTATATCCTACTATCACTTCTGGTAAAAGCACCAAAGTCATCATAGTATCAACGCCTCATGGCATGAACCACTTCTACAGGATGTGGCATGATGCTGAGAATGGCACCAATGATTATATTCCAACTGATGTCCACTGGTCGCAGGTTCCTGGTAGGGATGAGAAGTGGAAGAAACAGACAATCAAGAATACCTCTGAACAACAGTTTAAGATTGAGTTTGAGTGTGAGTTTCTAGGATCTGTTGATACCCTAATTGCTCCTAGCAAACTTAAGACCCTTATCTATGATAATCCACTTCAAAGAAATGCTGGATTAGATGTATATGAACCACCAATAAGAAAGCATGATTATGTGATGACTGTTGACGTAGCAAGGGGTGTGGGTAATGATTATTCTGCTTTCGTGCTGGTGGACATAACAGAGTTTCCACATAGGGTTGTAGCAAAATATAGGAACAATGAGATTAAACCAATGCTATTTCCTAACATCATATGGGAGGTAGCAAGAAAATATAATGAGGCATTCATCCTTTGTGAGGTCAATGATATTGGTGATCAGGTTGCCAGTATCCTACAGTATGACCTAGAATATCAGAACCTACTTATGTGTTCCATGAGAGGTAGGGCAGGACAGATTGTAGGACAAGGGTTTTCTGGAACCAAGACTCAACTTGGAATCAAGATGTCTAAAACAGTTAAAAAGGTTGGTTCACTCAATCTCAAAACACTTGTTGAGGAGAATAAACTATTTTTCAATGACTATGAGATTATCTCAGAACTCACAACATTTGTATCTAAACACAACTCATTTGAGGCAGAGGAGGGATGTAATGATGATTTAGCAATGTGTCTTGTGATCTATGCCTGGTTAGTTGCCCAAGATTATTTCAAGGAACTAACTGATCAGGATGTAAGAAAGAGGATCTATCAGGAACAA